TGTACTGGCTGGCGTGATCCACGAGGGCGGGCACTATCTGGCCGCCCTCGCCTTCGGAAAGCGGCTCCGGTTCCGGTTCGGATGGGGACGGCTGTTCGGGAAACTCCCTGTCCCCCGCGGACTCTGGACGATGCCCCAAATGGCCTCCTGGAAACAGCGCGTCGTCGCCCTAGCGGGGTTCGGGACCGAATTCGCCGCAGCGGGGATGCTCCTGGTCACCTGCCCCAATTGGGCGCTTGGGTACATCCCCATCGTTCTCGTGCATTTTGCCCTGTACCCACACTACGCCGGAGAACATTCGGATTTCAATCATTGGAGGTGAAGCAAGTTGCCCGAGCAGTTTTTGCATGGAATTGAAGTTGTTGAGCTTGATGATGGCCCTCGCCCTATTCGGACGGTAAAGAGCTCCGTCATCGGGCTCATCGGCACGGCCCCGGAGGCGGACGCGAAGAAGTTTCCGCTGGATACGCCCATCCTCATCGCCGGACGCCGCACCGAGGCGGCGGGGCTGGGAAAGACGGGAACGCTCCCGGCCGCCATCGACGGCATCTTCGACCAGTGCGGCGCGATGGTCGCCCTGGTTCGTGTGGCCGAGGGAAGCGCCGAGGAGACGAAGAGCGCGGTCATCGGAGGCGTCGACGACGACACCGAAAAGCGCACCGGCCTGCAGGCGTTCCTGGACGCCCGGAACGCCATCAAGGTCACGCCGCGCATCCTTGCCGCGCCCGGCTTCAGTCACGAGCTGGCCGTCGGCACGGAGATGGATAGCCTGGCCCAGCGGCTCAAGGCCGTGGCCATCGTCGACGGCCCCAACACCACGGACGCCGCGGCCATCTCTGCGCGCGAGAACTATGGGAGTGACCGCGTCTATGTCGTCGATCCCTGGGTAAAGGTTTGGGACGTGGTTCAGAAAAAGGAGGCCGTTCAGCCCGCCTCGGCCCGCGTCGCCGGGCTCATCAGCAAGATGGATAACTCCAGGGGCTGGTGGTGGTCGCCGTCCAACCAGGTCATCAAAGGCATCGTCGGTACCGCGCGGGGGATTGACTTCGAACTCTCTGATGTGAATTGCCGCGCCAACCACCTCAACGAGCATGAGGTCACGACCATCGTCCACGAGAACGGCTATCGCCTCTGGGGCAACCGCACCTGTTCCACAGACCCCAAGACGGCGTTCCTCTGCGTCCGCCGCAGCGCGGACATGATCGCCGAGTCCATCCTCTATGCCCACCTCTGGGCCGTGGACCGGGGCATCACGAAGACGTATCTGGAGGACGTCCGCGATGGGGTGCGCGCCTACATTCGGCACCTCAAGAAGGTTGGGGCACTGATCGGTGGAGACTGCTGGGTAGATCCGGAGCTCAACACGCCCGATCAGATTGCGCAGGGTATCGTCTACTGGGACTACGACTTCACGCCCGTCTATCCCGCCGAGCATTTGGTCTTCCGCGCCCACATCACGGACCGCTACCTGACCGACTTGTTCCCGCTGTCCGCATAGGAGGTGAATGGAATGGATATCAAAACGCCAAGGGTTCTCAAGGGGTTCAACCTGTTCGTCGATGGCCGCGGCTACGCAGGCAAGGTTGAGGAGCTGGAGCTTCCCAAGCTCATCATCAAGACGGAGGAGTTCCGCGCCGGCGGCATGGACACCCCCGTCGAACTGGACATGGGCATGGAGAAGCTGGAGTGCTCCTTCACGCTCGCGGATATTCAGGCGGACGTGCTGCGGCAGTTCGGCATCGGGCACAACCAGCCGGTGGCGCTCACCTTCCGTGGGGCATACGAGCTGGGGGATGGACGCACCGTCCCCGTCGCCGTGAAGGCCCAGGGCATGATTCGGGAGCTCGACCACGGGACATGGAAGCCTGGCGAGAAACTGCAGCAGAAGGCGACCGTCGCCCTCAAGTACTACAGCTACAGCGAGAGCGGCGACATGATCCACGAACTGGACGTCGAGAACATGACTCGCATTATCAATGGCGTCGACATGCTGGCCGAGGTTCGCGCCGCCATCGGCGCTTAGCAGGGGCACAGCCCCTGCACCCGTAAGGCTTCGCCGTGTCACGTCAAGCCGCGCCCGTTGGGCGAGAATTACAGGGAGGTTGTTACTCAGTGCAGATTAAGTTGTCGCACCCGGTCATGTCGGACGGGACGGAGCTGCGGGTTCTGAACCTGCGCCGCCCCAAGGTACGAGATGTCATCCTCGCCGCAAAGCTCGGCGGCTCAGACGAGGAGAAGGAGGTCCGTATGTTCGCCAATCTCTGCGAGGTCACTCCCGAGACCATTGAGGATCTGGACATTGCGGACTACAAGGAACTTCAGGAGTCCTACAAGGCTTTTTTCGAGAAAGATGGCCTGAAGTAGCAGAATTGCGCAGGGCGTGCGCTCTCGTTGCCCACGCCCTGCATTTCTCGTTGTCTGGAATTCTGGAGTTGGATTTCGAGGAGTTTTACGACTGGCTTCAGGAGGCCTTGTGGGTCCTGAGGCACTGCGTCGCCAGGTGGTAGAAGGGCATCAGGAGAAGCAGCGCCAGGAGATAGAGCAGCCCCAGCGCCAGCCCCCACAGGGGCGCGGTCAGGGCGATCAGGACGCCAAACGCGCAGAAGGTCAGTGCCCCCAGCAACACAGCGGCCAAGAGCCCAAATCCCAAAGCGGCAAACCACCACGCAGCGGCTGCGAACAAGGCTACGGCAAGAACGGCAATGAGCGCCGCAAGCGCGTCGGCGCAGGAACAGGAGCGGAGTATGAAGAATCTCGGTATCGGTCTCATCGTCGGGGCAACCCTCGCTTCCTCGGTAGGGAGTACGTTCAAGAGTCTCGACAAGAGTATAGGACAGCTCCAGGCAAAAGCCAGGGACGTTAAACTGGGGATCTCCGCGGGGGAGAGATGGAAGGACCTCCACGGCGAGTCGCTGAAGCTGTCCTCCGCGCTCCAGGCCGGGAAGCTGGACGCCGCAGGAATCGCCCGCTTCCACCAGCTCAAGGCCGCGACGAAAGAGGCCGAGGCGGAGGCGCGGGAATATGGCTTCACCCTGGGCGGACTGAACAAACAGCTGGGGACGATGCAGCGCTTCTCCGCCGTTCAGGACGGCTTCCTGCGCCGTGCCGAGGCGCGGGATGCCCGCAAGCAGGAACGCGGAGAGCTGCGCAGCCAGCTCGCAGGAACGATGGCCATCGGAACTGCGATGCTCGCCTACCCGCTCAAGGCTGCGATGGACTTCGAGCAGGGCATAGCCGAGGTTGGGGCCATCACCCGCGCCAATGACGCGGACATGGTACGCCTCACGGAGAACGCGCGGGAGATGGGGCGGACGACGAAATTCTCCGCCACTCAGGCTGCGCAGGGGCAAAAGTTTCTGGCGATGGCCGGGTTTAAGACAGACCAGATTATTGATTCCATGCCGGGAATGCTGGACCTCGCGGCCGCGGCTAATATGGATCTGGGGCGAACGGCGGATATCACAAGCAACATCCTGACGGGCTTCGGGATGGATGCGACTCAAATGACACGCGTCGCCAACGTCATGGCCCTGGCGTTCTCCAGTTCCAATACCAACGTGGAACAGCTGGGCTATGCCATGAAATACGCAGCCCCGCAAGCGAAGGCCCTGGGCTTCTCCATAGAGCAGACCGCGGCCATCGTGTCGAAGCTGAGCGACGCCGGTATCCAGGGCGAGATGGCGGGGACCACCCTGCGCGGGATGATCGATAGCCTGACGGATCCAACCAAAGAGGCTGAGATGTTCCTGAATGACATGGGGATCAGGCGAAAGGATGCGAAGGGCAACCTTCGGGCATTGCCGGATATCATTCGTGACTTGGATGCAGCCATGACCAAACGGGGTTTTGGCCGCGCGGATAAGGCCAGAGGTGTCAAAACCGTCTTTGGGGCTCGTGCCGGAACTGGAGCCAACGCCATCTGGGACTCCGTCCTTGATGGCTCCCTGGAGGAGCTGACTCAGAAGTATATCAACGAGCAGGACGGGGCCGTCCAACGTATGGCCGACAAGATGAACGCAACGGCCAAGGGTTCCCTGACGCAGTTGGGTTCGGCGCTGGAGTCGGTGGGGATTGACTTGGGGAACGTGCTGCTCCCGCCCCTTGCGGAGACGGCAAAAGGTCTGGCGTCCATCGTGGGCAGCGTATCCCAATTCATGCAGAAGTGCCCGGTGTTGACCAAGTGGGTTGTCGGCCTTGGAGCTGGTTTTGTAGGTCTCAAGGCGGCGACGCTGGCCACGCGCATCGGCTGGTCACATCTCCGTGACGGCGGCAGCATTGCGCTCGACATCCTCCAGCGCGTCCGCCCCTCCGTCATCGCCAACAGTCTGGCGATGGCACGAATGCGCGGCGAGGGCTCCGCGCTCAAGGGCATGTTCACCGTCCTGAAGGGCGGCATCGGAAGCTTTGTGTCCGGGGCCGTTGCGGACTTCAATGTGTTGTGGTCAGGGATGGGAACAGCCTTCTCCGCATTGCAATCGGTATCTGCTGCGGTCTTTACCCCTCTGACTATGAGCGTCATGGCCCTGGCCGGGGCTGTTTATCTGGTCTGGCGCAACTGGGACGACTTCTCTGGGGCTTGGAAGGAAGGCTGGGAGCAGATCAAGAAAGCGTGGGAGGAATGCAGGATTGGTGACTTGGTCATGAGCGGCCTGGCTACCCCCCTGACCAGCATCATGGTCCTGATTCGAGACGTCACGCAGGGCCTGAGCAACCTCTTCGGCATGACCGGGGATTCGACGGCGCTGGATAACGCTGTCGGAGCTGCCCAAGAACGCCTGGCGTCCGGAAACTACAACCCCGGCGACGAATACGTTGCGATGGCCGGGATTTCAGGGCATGCCTCCGGCGGGCTTATCAATCGCCCCGTCGTGTCGTGGGTCGGAGAGGACGGCCCGGAGGTTGTCGTGCCCGTCGGCTCACAGCACCGTCAGCAGGGGCTCTTCTGGCTCGGTAAAGCTGCGTCCGCCCTGGACATGACGCTCGCACCCAAGGAAACTGGAGGAGGCAGCTTGAGCACAGCTGCCTCCGGCCCGATACAAGGCGCGCCAAAGACACTCGCTTCCTTGCCCCCGTTGACTCCAGCGTCTCAGCCAACGGTTTCCGCGGGGGGCGGATTCCTCGGCAAGGCGGCACCCACCTTGGGGATGACGCTCGCTCCCCAGGAGACAGGAGGAGGCAGCTTGAGCACAGCTGCCTCCGGCCCGATACAAGGCGCGCCAAAGACACTCGCTTCCTTGCCCTTGCTGGCTCCAGCGTCTCAGCCAACGATCTCCGCAGGGGGCGGATTCCTCGGTAAGGCCGCGTCCGCCCTGGACATGACGTTCTCCGAAAAGGGAGCGGCCGTGCCCTCCTCCGGCGCCTCCCCGAGCTGGATGGATCGCGTTCGAGAGTTCTCTGCCTCCGTGATGGCGGCTCCCCGCCCCGCTCTGGCGGGAGCGGGGGGATTCCAGATGGGGGACATTCATGTCCATGCTGCGCCCGGTATGAACGAGAGTGCCCTGGCCGACTTGGTCGTCCGGAAAATCGAGGACGTCCAGCGCTGTCAACAGATCAGGCAGAGGGGGAGCTATCATGATGATGCTTTCCTTGGGTGACTTTCAGTTCGGCGTCGACACGGCCGCCTACGCCGAACTCTCCATTAAAGCGGAGTACCCCTGGGCGAAGGTTGACCGCCTCCAGAACACCCCGCAGCACCAGGCGATGGGCCTGGAGGTACGAAGCGTCAGCCTGCGGGGCACGGTCTATCCCTCGTACCGCGGAGCGGGGTTGTCGCAGATAGAAACCCTGCGGGAGGCGGCCGCCGAGATGAAGCCACAGCCCCTCATGGCCGGGAACGGACGCTAACTCGGCCACTGGGT